AAATTGATAAGCACAATTATAATAATGGAGTAACACCAAACCCAACTAAAATAATTGGCGATAGTTTTAGAGTTAAAAAAACAAACTACCTTTATCAAACTTGGAAAGGTCAAGAACTAAAGGAAAACAACAACTACACATATACAGGAGCATAATAAATAACTAAACAAACACCAACACCCTTGCAAATCGCAGGGGTTTTTTTATGTCTAAAATTATTTAAAAACGTTTATATATTAATAAGACTAAGTATATGAATGTAAATTTAAGAATACCGACAACCCTAAACGAAATAACTTTAGGACAATATCAAGAATATGCAAAGTTAGAAGGACTAAGCGAAACAGACCTACAACTAAAGACCATTGAGATATTTTGCAACGTGCCACCAATAGTGGTGCGCAATATGAAAGCCACAGACATAGTAGAGATATGTAATATCATTAGTAATATGTTTGACACTAAGCACCAATTAATATCAATGTTTAAATTAAATGGTGTTGAGTATGGGTTTATCCCAAGTCTGGAAGATATGAGTTTTGGCGAGTATGTAGACTTAGATACCTTTATTGGTGATAACGACAATTTACACAGAGCAGTAAACGTACTATATAGACCAATAGAACACAGACAGGGCAATAGATACACGATAAAAGAGTACGACCCTAACACAAGCGAAATAGCAAAGGATATGCCCTTAGATGCAGTCTTAGGTGCGGTGGTTTTTTTTTACAATTTAGGCAAGGACTTATCGATAGCTATGCTGAACTGTTTGGACAAGAAGAACGAGCAGACCTTAGCGGAGTATCTAACTTCAATGCCAAATGGGGGTGGTACAATTCAATCTATGGACTATCTAACGGAGATGTTACAAAATTTGAACATATCACTAAATTAGGTGTACACGAATGTTTGACATTTCTAACATACACAAAAGAAAAAAACGAAATAGAAGCAAGACAAATAAAAAGCAAATTTAAATGAGCCAAACAGGAATAAGAGGATTTTACCTACTAACAGAAACGATTAAAGACCAATTACTTGGCGATGTAAATGTAAACACCGTTACAACAGGCGATATATACGACATTGATTTAGCTAAACAAAGTATATTCCCACTTAGCCACATTATCATAAACAACGTAACAACACAGGAACAGGTACTAACCTTCAACATTAGTGTTTTGGCTATGGACATAGTAGACGAGAGCAAAGAAGCTACAACGGATATATTTAGAGGCAATAATAACGAACAAGATATACTAAACACACAATTAGCTGTATTAAACAAATTAGTAATGGTGCTTAGAAAAGGCACACTATATAGCGACCAATACCAATTAGATGGCGATGCAACATTAGAGCCATTTTATGAAAGGTTTGATAATCGTTTAGCAGGGTGGAGTGCAACGTTTAATGTGTTTGTTAAGAATGATATTGATATATGTTAGCAGATAAGTATTTAAGAGATGAACTAAATAAGTTTGCTAAGTACGTTATACAACAAAGCCGAAGCAATTTAACTAAGGGCAAAAAGAACACTTCTAAGGAACTTTATAATAGTTTAGGGTACGATATATCACAAAAAGGCGAAACAACGTCTATGGCGTTTAAAATGGCTGATTATGGTACGTTTCAAGACAGAGGGGTAAGCGGAACAGAAAAGAAATACAACACACCTTATTCCTATACAACTAAAATGCCACCAAGAAAGGCGTTTGATAAATGGATAGTAAGAAAGGGAATAGCACCAAGAGGCAAAGGCGGTAAGTTTTTAAGTAGACAAAGTTTACAATACTTAATAGCAAGAGCAGTATATAAGAAAGGAATAAAACCGAGTTTGTTTTTTACTAAGCCATTTGAAGCAGCGTTTAAGCGTTTGCCAGATGAATTAGTACAAGCATACTCAATAGGATTAGAGAAACAAATACAACTGAATATAAAGAAATGAAAATAAACGCAAGAAGCCCATACTACATAAACATAAGTGCTACCAACTTAACACAGGTAGATATGGAACTATATGTATACACAGGAACGCAAACAACCGATAGAAGCAATTTGTTTCAATTATCATCATCTGCTGTAAGCGAAAATGTAACGTTTGAAATAGGCGAGATAGTTAGAGATTATATACTACAAACTTTTGATGGCGATTATTCAAGTGCTAATGTATGGGTAGATTATAGAACTAAGAACTATATACAAGGTAGCGCGGGAAGTTTCACAAGCTACACGCAATTAACAGGTTTTGATGGTTATGGTTATTATGAGGACGAAGCAAACCCACAAAACGATAGTGGTTTATTACAGTCAAATACTAAGGTATTAAAGTTAGACGATGCACCTGCAACAATTCCTGTAGATACTTCAAAGACTACGCAAGTAACATACGAATTAAACGGACAACAAGTATACACAAAGGCGGTTACAAGTAGCACAGAAAGTGATGAGCAAATAGAATACGTTACAAATGGTGTTAATGGTGCGGACGAATATGAAAATAGAGTAATACAAGACGGTGGAACGTTTGAAGATAGCGTATGTTTACAGGAGTTTGTAGATGATTTCACTTTATTCGATTTTGATACTATTTATATTGATACAGATGATGGAGTTATAAAGCTGACAGTAGACAATATTGAAGAGTGTAAATACCAACCTTATAAAGTAACGTTTGTAAATAAGTTTGGTGCATTACAGGATATATGGTTTTTCAAAAGAACAAACGAGGTACTAACAACTAAAAAAGAAGATTTTAAGCGCAATATTATTGTTAATGGTGCTTATGATACGAGTAGACACCAACAGAAAATATTAACTAAGAACGGTACGGAAAAACTAACACTAAACACAGGGTTTTATCCAGAGGTTTACAATGAGGTATTTAAGCAAATGCAATTAAGCGAGGATTGTTGGATAGAGTTAAACAACAAAACACTTCCTATAAATGTAGCAAGTAGCAGCTTAAATTACAAAACACACTTAAACGACAAGCTAATAAACTACACAATAGAAATAGACTTTGCTTTTGATACAATAAACAATATACGCTAATGCAGATAATTGAACTATACATAAAAGGGTTTAATGTAGTAAAGGGTTCGGCTAAGGGTTTTGCTACAAACAAATTAATAGACACCACAGCAGATTTTTCAGAAGCAGGTGTTATAGTTGGCGATTTAGTAACAAACCAAAGAACACAGGAAACAGCGACAGTAACAGCCATTGATAGTGATACACAACTAAGTTTATCCGCTGACATTTTTGTAAGTCCAAACCCAGATTTATATAGAATTGAAAGTGATTATTTTAGAGCAGATTTATTTGATGATGAAAGTGTTGTTATTACTGATAGCGTATTAAACGTAAAAGATATTAGTAAAACATTCACACCGTTTAGCCAACAGTTTAACCTTCCAGCATCTAAACTAAATAACAAACTTTTTAGACATTACGAAAACTTTGGTATAGAAAACAGCTTTGATGCAAGGTTTAGACACGATGCTATAATAAAGCTAAATGGAATAGATTACAAAAAAGGAAAGATACAATTTAAAAGCGTTTCATTAAAAGACAATAAAGCACACGCATACAAAGTAGTGTTTTTTGGCGATGCAGTAGAGTTGAAAGAAATTTTAGGCGAAACTAAATTGTCTGGTCTTGTTTATGATAGTTCATTAAACTTTGAATATTCGCAAACTAATATAGAAAGCCTTTTTACAGCAACAGATAGTTCAATAAATACTACTTTTGGAAGTACAGATATACTTGTGCCTAATATCCATCACACTAAAAATATGCGTTACACAAACGCAGGATATAGAGACAACGTAACAAATACTGAACTTGAATGGGTAGACTTAAAACCTGCAATAAGATGCAGAGCAATTATAGAAGCAATAAACAACACATTCCCTCAATTAAATATAACAGGGTTTTTTAATTCAGCGGAATTTAGCAGTTTGTATATGTGGATGCACAAAAACGAGGGGTATGTAACAAACGCTGATGAAGGTGGAAATACTTTTATAGTTAGAAACCGTTGGCGACACCAAACAGACGACCCTTTAGATTATGCGCACACAAGTACAAGCCCATCAAGTTATGGCGATGTTAGAACAGTATATATAACACCCACAAGTAATGAAAGGTATACAGTAGGCGCAAATGTTTATACAAGCCAAACTGACAGTTATACTGTTAGGATACTAAAAGGAAGTACTGGTCACCCATACTATGAACAAGAGCATAGTAACGGAGGAAATACTTTTACACAGGTAGAATTATATTACGAAGATATTCCAGAGGGCATTTTAGATATTGTTATTGAAGTAGAAAGCGAAAACAATATAACAATGACACAAAATTTATATGTTCAAAAGTGGAGAAGACCAGTTCCTTGGGCTAGTTACAATTTGTTGTATGAAGCATTTTACACGCCAACAAATAATGTACCAGACAAAACCTTTTATATAGGTAAGCAAATGCCAGAAATGAAAGTGATGGACTTTTTAAGTGGCTTGTTTAAGATGTTTAACTGTGTAGTTTATAAAGATGGCAATAATATTCAAGTAGAAACAGCTAGGTCTTTTATGCAGGGTGGCAATTATGATGACATAGAAAATTATGACATAACAAAATATGTAGATATGTCAAGTTCTACTGTTGAAAGGTTGTTCCAATATAAAGAAATGGAATTTAAGTTTAAAAGCAAAAAATCATTTTTAGTACAGTATTCTGACGAAATACAAGGTGTTCCATTTTCACAAGAAAGCTATGGCGACAACGAATGGGACGGTGGTATTTACAAAGTAGAAGTGCCTTTTGAAAAAATGATGTATGAACGTTTAAGCAACGAAGATACAGATGCACAAACGTATATTGGACAGGGTGCAATGTTAGATAAAAAGTTTGAGCCGACTATCGGAGAGCCATTATTATTGTTTATGGACTATCAAGCTAATACAAACAGTGAACTAACAATAGGTGGAAGCACACCAAGTAATTATCGTAAACCTTCAAACATAAGTGGGTTTACTTGGGGTTGGAACAATCAAATACAACTTAATTTTGGTTTAGAAGCTGATGAGTGGTTGGGCGATTTGCCAGACCCTGACACATCTACTAATTTATTTGAAGCTGGGTATTTAGATTATGTAGAAACGGTTTTTGACAGAAAAGCAAGGTTATTCAAAGTTAGTGCTTATTTGCCCTTGAGTTTAATAACAAAACTAAGACTAAATGATGTTTTAATAATAAGCAACCAAACCTTTAGAATTAACAGCATAAAAACAAATTTGCTAACAAATAAAACTGATTTAGAATTATACAACAAAGATGAGTATGTAAGTCAAGTAGCAAATAGTCAAGTAGCGTTTTTGGATAGACCAACAAATGTTCAAGTCAGTTCTACATCAAGCAACTCAATAACTATAAGTTGGCTTCCTGCAACTGGCTCTGATGCTACAAGAATTTATGTAAATGATGGGGTTTATGCAACGCCAGATGAATTACTATCAATAGAAATATTTCCATTAGAAAGTGGAAGAACTTATGATATAGGTGTAAGCGCACGATACGACATTGATGGAGATAAAGCATATTCATTCCCTGTAAAATTAACCGCAACAACAGATTAATATGATAAAACTAATATTAGATAGCTTAAAATACGTTAATGGCGATACGGAAAACATACGCATAGCACAGGGTAAACATAAACTACCTACAACACTAAAAGAGGGTTACAAAGCACTTAAACAAGAAATAAAATGGCAATAGAAAAGAAGATAGTAATTGATGTTGATGCAGTAAAGGCTGCAGGTGGTATTGACAAACTAACAGAAAGCCTAAAAGAAACAAACAAAGAGTTTAAAGAAACAAGCAAGTCTACTGAACAAATGAGTAATACGGTAGACAAAGCCACAGGCGGTGCGGTTAGTAAGTTCAAAGCATTAAAAGGCGGTTTAGGTGGTGTTATAGCAAGTTTTAAGACTTTGAGAGGTGCAATTATAGCCACAGGAATTGGTGCGTTTATAATCGCTATAACGTCCTTAACACAAGCGTTTACACGAAGCGAAGAAGGACAAAACAAATTTTCTAAAATACTTGGTGTAATTGAAAGTGTTACAGGAAACTTATTAGACCTATTAGCTGATTTAGGCGAGGGTATAATATCGGTTTTTGAAAACCCTAAAGAAGCCCTTATAAACTTTAAAAATCTGTTAGTTGAAAATATAACAAATAGATTCAAAGCCATTCTTGATACAGTTGGTTTTTTAGGCAGTGCAATTAAAAGCGTATTTAAAGGAGATTTTGATGAAGCTTTAGAGTCAGCAAAAAAAGCTGGGAGCAGTTTTGTAGATAGCTTTACAGGTGTTGAAAATAGTATAGACAAAGCCAGAAACGCAATTAAAGAGTTTGGTAAAGAAATAGCTGCCGATGCAAAAGCAGCAGCGACAATAGCAGACCAAAGGGCTAAGGCGGAAAAATTAGCAAGAGATTTAATTGTTGAACGTGCAGAAGCTGAAAGGAAAATAGCAGAGTTAAGAGAAAAAGCAGTTAATAAAGATAAGTTTACTGCTGCTGAACGTATTAAATTTTTAGAAGAAGCAGGCAAAGTAAGTGATGAATTAGCAGCTAAAGAAATAGCAGTAAGTCAATTAAGACTAGAAGCTAAACGAACTGAAAACGCTTTAACAAAAAGTAATAAAGAAGATTTAGACGAACAGGCACGATTAGAAGCAGAAGTAATACAAAAAGAAACACAAAGACTTAACCTACAAAAAAGATTAAGTACAGAGTTACTAACTTCAAGACGTGAAGAAGCTGCAGCACAAAAAGCTATTATAGATGCAGAAAATAAAAGGAACGAAGAAGCAGCTACAAAAGAACAAGCTAGACTAGATGCTATTGATAAAATAAGAAACGATTTTACAGACAAACAGAAACAAAAGGAAGCAGACGAAGAACTAGAAAAAATAGCACTAGAAGAAGAAAAGAAACTTGCAGAATTAGATAAGCTAAACGCAAGTGAAGAACAAAAACTAGAAGTACTTAAATACTATGCAGGGTTAAGAACTGATGTAGAGCAAAAAGAAAACGATAAAAAAGCAGAACTAGACAAGCTTAGACAACAACAAACACTAGGAGATGCAGCAAACACCTTTGGACAAATAGCACAATTAGCAGGCAAAGATAGTAAAATAGGAAAAGCTATGGCAATAGCAAGTGCAACAATAAGCGGTGTACAGGGTGTTCAAAACGCATATACAACCGCACAAAAATCTCCTATAACAGCTTTATTTCCTGCTTATCCTGTTGTTCAAGCTGCATTAGCAGCAGGTATAGCAGCTAAAAATATTGCTGCAATTAAAAGCGTTGATAGTAGTGGAAAAGGTGGGGGTGGTGCGCCAAGCACAACAACCGCAGCTTCACAACCGCCACAATTCAATATTGTAGGCGCAACAGAAACAAGTCAATTAGCACAAGCGGTTGGCGAACAAACACAAGAGCCAGTACAGGCGTATGTAGTGGCAAACGATGTTACAACAGCACAGAGTTTAGAAAACAATATTGTTGAAGGAGCAACATTGTAAATACAAAAAATAATAAAAACACTTATATAATAATATGCGAATAGTAGAACTAATTTTAGACGAAGAACAAGAAATAGGTATTGAAGCTATTAGCGTAGTGGAAAACCCTGCAATAGAAGAAGATTTTATAGCTTTAAAATCACAGGAATTTAAACTTGCAGAGGTAGACAAAGAAAAGCGTATTTTAATGGGTGCGCTATTAATACCAAACAAGCCCATATACAGACGTAATGGCGAAGATGAGTATTATATATATTTTTCTAAAGATACGGTCTTAAAAGCGTCGCAAATGTACCTTATGCAAGGTAAACAAAACAACTCAACCTTAGAACACCAATACGAAATAAACGGACTATCATTAGTTGAGAGTTGGATAGTAGAGGACAAGGTACACGACAAGTCTGTAAAGTACGGAATGGATTTACCTTTGGGAACTTGGGTAGGAAGTGTTAAGGTAAACAACGATAACATTTGGAATGAGTTTGTAAAGACAGGTAAGGTTAAAGGGTTTAGTATAGAGGGCTATTTTGCGGATAAGATGGAACGCCCACAGGAAAAAATAAACGACTTTAGTAGTGATGAATTACTAAAAGAAATAGACCAAGACGAAGCGGAATATTTATTGAGTGAGATACGAGCCATTATAAAAAACGATAAGCGAGTAAAGGGTGGTAAGAAAATGATACTCGAAAGCTATTCAGATTATCCAAGTGGCGTAAAGAACAACGCAAAGAAAGGTTTAGAACTAAACGAAAAGGTAAACAATAAATGTGCAACGCAAGTAGGCAAGGTAAGGGCGCAACAGTTAGCACAGGGCAAACCTATTAGTGTAGAAACTATTAAGCGTATGTATTCTTATTTGTCAAGAGCAGAGGAATACTATGATGAAAGCGATACAACCGCTTGTGGTACTATCTCTTATTTATTGTGGGGTGGTAAGGCAGGATTACGTTGGGCAAATAGTAAACTAAAAGAATTAGATGCGTAAAGTAGCGGTTAAAATAGAACGCAAAAAAGTAAGACGTAAAGGCATACACGCTAAAAGTAAAACTAGTCAATTAAAGAGTAGTAAGAACTATAAGAAGTTAAATAGAGGGCAAGGCAAATGAGAAGATTAAAAAAGTTTTTTACACCTAGTAGAACAAGTCCAAAAGGTGGGCGTAGGGCGTGTTTATGTGAGGATAATACCTACTCTATTAAATGTTGTGATGGTAGTTTAAGGGCGCAAGGCATAGGTACGACAACAAAACAATTTGATTATCTATTACAGGAAAACACCGACCTTATACTACAAGAAAATAACAGTAAAATTATATTGTAATGGCAGATAAAAAAATTACACAATTAGACAATACAACCGCTTTAGATGGTACAGAGAATTTAGTGTTTGTACAGAGTGACACTACTAAAAAAGGCACAGTAAACGATATTATAAATTATTTAGTACCTACACACATAACTGTATCGGCAGACCAAACTGTAAACCTTTCAGATAGTCAATACGCTAATATAAAACTTGTAAAATTAACGTGGAGTGGTGCAAGTGGTAATATGACTTTAAACCTACCAAGCGCATCGGATAACACAAATAGAGCAATTAGATTTATTTCTAATGGAGGTTTTGAAACAAACACAAGGGTTTATTTAACCCCAACAGGTGGCGATACATTAGATGGCTCAACAAACTACTATGAGATTAATAAGGAATACGAGGGTATATATGTTTGGAGTGATGGAAGTGAGTGGTTTATAATTCAGAAAAAAGCATAACAAAATACAAAATTAATTTTTAACCATTATATATTAATATGAACACAAACGATATGATTAGTAAAATCAAAGAAGTTCTAAACTTATCTGAAGAAGTTAAGTTAGAACAACAAGCGTTAGAAAACGGTACTGTTTTAGAAGCAGAAGCGTTTGAAAGTGGCAATGAAGTATTTATTGTTACTGAAGATGAAAAAGTAGCTGTACCTGTTGGAGAATACCAATTAGAGGACGGACGTATTTTAGTAGTAGCTGAAGAGGGTTTAATTTCTGAAATAAAAACTGAAGAAGCTGAAGAAGAAACAGCCGAAGAGGTTGAAGAAGTGGAAGCTAAAGAAGAAGAAAAAGAAGAAGTTTATGCTACTAAAGAAGAACTTGCAGAGGTTAAATCAATGATTGAAGAGATTAAAGCAATGTTAGAGCCAAAAGAGGATTTAAGCGCAGATGAATTAGGAAACCTTGTAACAGAGGAACTTTGCAAACACGAAAAAGTTGAACTAAGCGAAGTGCCAGAGGAAGTACAAGAGGAACTTAACCAACCTGCTGCCGAGCCAATTCAAGCTAACCCAGAAACAAAACAAAACCTATCTAAATTCAATATCTCACAAAATAGAAGAATGAGTACATTGGATAGAGTAATGGCAAAATTTAATAATTAATAAACAAACTAATAAACAACTAAAAACTAAAATAAAATGAGTGTATCAATTACTTCAACTTATGCAGGGGAATTTAGTGGCAAGTATATCGCTGCTGCTTTATTGTCTGCAGACACATTAGACAAAGGGCTAATTACAATTATGCCTAATGTTAAGTTTAAGTCTGTAATTAAAAAGGCTTCAACTGATGACATTGTTAAAGACGCAACTTGTGATTTTCAAACAGGACAGGGTACTTTAACATTAACTGAAAAAATCCTACAACCAGAGGAATTTCAAGTAAATTTGGATATTTGTAAGAAAGATTTGCATAGCGATTGGGAAGCTGCTCAAATGGGATATTCTGCATTTGACAACCTACCTGCAAACTTTTCTGATTTTGTATTGGCTCACGTTGCTGCAAAAGTAGCTGACCGTACAGAGAAAAACATTTGGTCTGGGTCTACTGCAACTTCTGGGCAATTCGATGGTTTTGCTACATTGTTAGCTGCTGATACTGATTTACCTGCAGGACAAGACATTGTTGGTACTGCTGTAACGGCTGCAAACGTTGTTGATGAATTAGGTGATGTTGTAGATGCTATTCCTACTGCTGTTTACGGAAGTGATGACTTAGTAATTTATGCTGCATCTAACGTAATTCGTGCCTATACGAGAGCATTAGGTGGTTTTCAATCTGGTGGACAAGGTGCTGCAGGTTACGAAAACAAAGGAAACAACCAATCTTTAGGGTCTTTATTCTTTGATGGTATTCCAGTTGTCCCTGCTCGCGGTGCTGCTGACGATATGATTATTGCAGCTGAAAAATCAAACTTATTCTTTGGTACAGGTATCTTAAATGACCTTAATGAAGTAAGAGTTATTGATATGGCTGAAACTGATGGAAGCCAAAACGTAAGAGTTGTAATGCGATTTACTGCAGGTGTACAATACGCCCAAGTATCTGACATTGTTTACAGAACTGTATAATAATTAATTAATCAACGTAGAAAGGGGTGGGGGATTGCCCTACCCTTTTTTATTTAAAAACACTTTAAAAATATGGCTTGTTCATTAACTACAGGAAGAAAAGTACCTTGCAAATCGGCAGTAGGTGGTATTAAAACTATTTACTTTGCTGACTATGGTACTTTAGGCGATGCTACTATTGTAGCAGGGGAAATTACTGCATTAGCAGGTACGCCAGAGTGGTTTCAATTTGATGTTAAAGGTAATTCATCTTTAGAAACTGCTATAAATTCTTCACGTGAAAATGGTACTACTTTTTACGAAAGTACACTAAATTTGACTTTGACATTTCAAGACAAAGCGACACAAGAAGAACTTAAACTAATTGCACACGCAAGACCACACATTGCTATAGAGGACTATAACGGAAACTATTTTCTTATGGGCTTAGAACACGGTGCTGATGTAAACGGTGGAACTATCGTTACAGGTGCAGCTATGGGGGATTTAACAGGATATACAATTACAGCGGTTGCACAGGAAACTGCGCCACCTTATTTTGTAACGTCTACTGTTATTACTGATGATGCTTCTGCAACACAGATTGACCCAACTGCATAATAATTTAGGGTTTTAAATTTAAGGGTTATCTTTTTAGGTAGCCCTTTTTTTATATCCATACAATACAAAATAATTTAGTTTTGTTTATATATTAATATGAAGCTAATAACTACAAGCGGTAATAAAACATTTAAGATAATACCAAGACAATATATTGAGGGTGTTATTACTGTAAATTTAACAAGTGAAAGCACAGGGTCTTTAGTAAGCGTAACACCAACTGCAACTACTGATAAAAACTATATGAGTTTTGATGCGGTTTTTGGAACACTAACAGAGGGCGATTTTTACATATTAGAAGTTAAGAATGAAGGTGCAGTAATATACAAAGACAAAGTATTTTGCACAGACCAAACAATAAACCAAACTAACAACGATTACTACTCTATAAATAAAGATGAGTACGTACAAGAAGATAGTTTTGATAACGATTACATTATATTATGAATGATTTAAGAGTAGTTAATTTAAGTACATATACAAGTCCAGAGATTGTAGAAAAAAGCAATAAGGAGTGGGTGGCGTATGGTACTGATAACAATTATTTTAGTTATCTAATAGACCGTTACAATGGTAGCCCAACAAACAACGCTATTATTAACGGTATTAGTGAGATGATTTACGGAAAGGGTTTAGATGCTTTAGACAGCAGTAAAAAGCCAGAGGCGTATGCTAAAATGATGACTTTATTTCACAAAGATTGTGTGCGCAAATTGTGCTATGACCTTAAACTGATGGGACAATGCTCAATGCAGGTTATATACTCAAAAGACCGAAAGACAGTAGCAAGAGTAGAACATATCCCTGTAGAGAATTTAAGAGCCGAGAAGTGCAACGAAAAAGGCGAAATAGAAGCGTATTACTACTCTGATGATTGGACTAAAGTAAAGAACGTAAAAGACTGCACAAGAATACCTGCTTTTGGTTATTCTACAGAAGCTATTGAGATTATGTATGTAAAGCCATACAGAGCAGGGTATAAATACTATTCAAGTCCAGATTATCAAGGTGGGTTACAATATGCAGAGTTAGAGGAAGAAATATCTAACTATCACTTAAACAACATACTTAACGGACTTGCACCGAGTATGCTTATCAACTTCAACAATGGTACGCCTAATGCAGAGGAACGCCAAATGTTAGAAAATAGAATATACCAAAAGTTTAGCGGAAGTAGTAACGCAGGTAAGTTTATATTAGCATTTAACGATAACCCTGAGAGTGCTGCAACAATAGAGCCAATACAACTAAGTGAAGCGCATAACCAATACCAATTCCTAAGCGATGAAAGTGGTAAAAAGATTATGGTAGCACATAGGGTTGTAAGTCCTATGCTTTTGGGTATTAAGGATAGTAGCGGACTTGGTAATAATGCGGACGAACTAAAGACCGCAAGTATTCTAATGGATAACACCGTTATTAGACCATTTCAGACACTTTTAATAGACGCCTTTGATAGTATATTAGCTTATAATAATATTAGCTTAAAACTATATTTTAAGACGTTACAACCATTAGAGTTTACGGACTTAGAAAACGTAGTAGACGAAGAAACACGAGAAGAAGAAACAGGCGTAAAATTAAGCCAAGAATTACCAGACGAATTAGGTAGTGATATTGCAGATGCTTTAATAGACTTAGGGCAAGACGAAGAAGAACTACTAAAAGAGTTTGAGGTAATAGACGAAAGAGAGGTAAACTATGACGAAGAAGAGGGTTTAGATGAGGTAATAACAGACCTTAACCAACCAAAAGACAAAAGTTTACTATCTAAAATATGGGAGTTTGTAAGTACAGGAAGTGCAAAACCTTATAGAGAAAGTGAGCAAGACGGTACAAGCAAACAAACAAAAGAAAAAGGTAACGAGTTTTTAGTACGCTATATGTATAGCCCTGCACGAACTAAAGCAACTTCAAGACAATTCTGCTCAAAAATGGTAAGTGCTAAAAAGGTGTACCGTAAAGAAGATATTGAAGCTATGGAAAACAAAGTAGTAAATGCAGGATTTGGTAAGGGTGGTAGTGATACTTATTCTATTTGGCTTTACAAAGGTGGTGCAAGATGTAGCCATAAATGGCTTAGAAAGACGTATGTGCGCAAAGAGGGTGCAAAGAGTTTAGGAACTGCAATAAGTACAACAGAGGCAAGAAAACGAGGTTTTAAGCCAGAGGCAAACGCACAGAAAGTACCTGTTGCACCTAAAGATATGAAGTATAAGGGTTATACAGCAGAGTATTGGAACAAAATGAAATTTAGAAACTAAATGGCAACAGCATTATTTATAAGCACAACAGACCTTAAAAAAAATTCTATTATTGATGGTAACGTTGATATAGATAAAATGATACAGTTTGTTAAGGTAGCCCAACAAATAGATATTCAGAATTTGTTAGGTACGGATTTATACAACAAAATTAGCGCAGATATAATTGCAGATAGTTTAACAGGCGATTATTTAACATTGGTTAATACTTATGTACAACCTGCACTTATTTGGTTTGCTCAAATGAATTATATACCATTTGCAGCCTACACAATTACAAACAAATCTGTACTTAAACACAGTTCAGAAACCGCACAAAACGTAGATAAGAACGAAGTAGATTATTTAGTATCTAAGGCAAGGGAATACGCTAACTATTATTCTACACGATTAGTAGATTATTTGTGTTTTAACAATAACTTATTCCCAGAGTATTTAAGCAACACAAACGAGGATATAAGCCCAGATACAGATACAACGTTTAATGGGTGGGTACTATGAGATATAAAGTAAAACAAACAAACTTAAACAAACTAAAAAACTATATTGATGCCGATACCAAAACCAAAAGCGAACGAGAAGCAAAAAGATTTTATAGTGAGGTGTGTAGCAGAAATAAGCAAGGAGTATAAAAAAGAACAAGCAGTAGCGATTTGTTATAACGAATACAAAAATAAAAATAAATGAGTTACGGAAAAATATACGAAACGAGTTGGTGGGGAAACCCTGTTGAAGATGGTTGGGGTAATATTTATTACGATTTAGCATCAAGCGGTTATGTAGGTTTTGTTTTTGATGTAGATACCACACAAACTGGTGTTTCTACTTCAACACAATTTAAACTGCCTTTATCATCTACTGGTACAACTAATGCAGTAGTAGATTGGGGTGATGGTAGCACAGATACATTAACAAGTTGGAACCAAGCAGAAACTACTCACACGTATTCTACAGGTGGAACATACACTATTACTATAACAGGAACTTTAGAGGGGTGGTTTGTTAATAATGGTGGAGATAAACTAAAAATAAAAGAGGTTAAAAATTGGGGTAATGGAAATGGCTTAACGCTTAAAAATATTAATGGTGGTTACTTTATGGGCGCAAGTAATATGACTTGTATAGCCACAGACGCACCTACTATATCTGCATCTAATTTTCAACAAGTATTTAGAGATGCACGAAGTATTGTAAGCGGTGTTAAAAATTGGGACGTTTCTGGTGTTACAAATTTAATATTTGGTTTTTATCAAGCTAATGACTTTAATGAAGATTTAAGTAATTGGGACGTTAGTAACGTTACGAATTTTGCATATTGTTTTGAAGGATGTTTTGATTTAGACCAAAGTTTTGCAAGTTGGGATATGACAAGTGCAACGAGCGTTAGTAGAATGTTTAGAAGTACAACTTTGTCTACTGCTAATTATGATGCTACACTTATAGGGTGGGCAAGTCAGAGTTTAAATGGTGGTTTATCTATTGACTTTGGAAGTGCAACATACACCGCTGGAGGTGCAGCAGAGCAGGCTCGAAATAAACTAATCAGCACTTATGGTTGGACTATCGTAGATGGTGGAAGTGTTTAATATATAATTATGGAAAAAAGAGTAGATTTATGTTACCCAGAACAAGAAACGTGGTTTATTTGTTGGGATAATGAAAGACAAAACATAATGGCTTATGATAGTATAACGCCTATTCAGTGTTTAGGTACTAAGTGGGAAGAAATAGACTATTATATAGTAAAGGATTTATGGCTTGAAGTATTGAATAATAATGGTATTGATACTGAATATTTATAGATGTTAAGTAGTATAATTCAAAAAAAATCAAAAAACGCTATTGTTAGAAATTCTGAACGATTGGCGTTTAATCGTAGGCACTACTTAAGTGGTACAAGTAATTATGTTTTGTTTCAAGGTGGAGCGACTACAGCGTTCCCTTATGCTTATGGCAGTATTCCTGTTCCTTTTGATTGCTATGTAACAAGCGTTACAATGACTGCTAATAAATACAGTAGTTATGGCACACCGACAGGAACAAGTGCAACAGTACAGATATACAAAAACGACCACTTAACACAAATAGGAACTAAAACCTTAACTTATACGCCAAGCGAAAATATGCGCTTAACATTTGATTTTGAACACGATGTGACAATAAGTAGAAATGACAAAATTTGGGTACGTTGGCAGTCAAACGGAATTTGGCGTTATGTTGATAGTACAGTAATTTTAACAGAAAGATAATGGAAAACCCTAAATTAGCACTAATACCAAGCGGATACAAAAGCGGTAAAGTATATTCTATATTGCCGAATGATGCTACAAGCGATTTTGACTATGAAAGAAATGGTAATGCTTCAAGGGTGCGTAAAGATGGACTTATTGAGGAATTAACAGTAGATGATACACCAAGATTAGATTGGTTAAATAGCAACTGTCCGAGTTTACTTTTAGAGCCTCAACGAACAAATTTACAAGTATATTCAGAGCAATTTGATAACGCAACTTGGAGTAAATCAAATTCAACTATTGAGGCAAATAGTATTATAAGTCCTAATGGCGAATTAACCGCTGATAAGTTAATAGCAAACACAGTAACTACAAGTCATTTTATTCAAGATACTTTTAGCGGTTTATCTACTTCAAGCGAAGCTACATTTTCTATTTTTGTAAAAAAAGCAGAGATAAGTCAATTACAACTATTGTGTTCCCAAAACACAAGTCCTTTCACGAATTGGGCAAGATTAAATTTTGACTTAGATACTTTATCTGATTTTGGCACTACTATTGGAACATTTGGCTATGAAGATTATGGTAATGGGTGGATAAGAGTTTTTGTAACAGGAACGCCAACAAGTACAAGTGCGCTAATTAGAATTACATTATATAAAAATTTTAGTAGTTCTTTTACAGGTAATAATATTGACGGACTTTATTTGTTTGGCGCACAAGTAGAGCAAGGAAAGTATGCTACAAGCTATATAAAAACAGAAGCAAGTACAGTAACAAGATTAAAAGATGAGTGTTTAAATGGTGGTGATAGTGATTTGTTTGATATTACAGAAGGTAGTTGGTTTTTAGATTTAGTGCCTTATGAAATTTCATCATCAAGAGAGATTACTATTCACGATGGAACAAACAGTAACAGATTGTTATTACAATTTCAAAGCAATAATACTCAAGTAAGATTAGTGGTTGTAAGTGGTGGAAGTATTGGGGTAAGTTTATATGAGCCAATAACTATAAACACAAGAAATAAAATATTAGTTACTTTTAAAGAAAACGAATTTAAGGTTTATATAAATGGAACTTTAGAGGGTACAGATACAAGCGGAAATATACCGACAGGTTTAGATACTTTTAACTTCTCAAACGTTTCAGGTAGTAATAACTTTGAGGGCAAATTGTACGATACAAGAGTTTACGATAGAGTATTAACAAATGCAGAAGCAATAGAATTAACAACACTATGATAAAAGTAGGAAAATACATATTTGATAGCGAGGAACAAGCTGAAACTAAAATAAAAGGTTTAGGAGTAGACAAAGACGAAAACGGAATAGAATACCCAACGCACAGCCACGCTATTGTAAGACTTGGACACGAAGTAATAGAAGAGGGTGAAACTGATGCAGAGGGTAATGTAATTAAAGATACTGTACTTAGTGAAAATTACTTAATAGATGTAGTATGGAACGGAATAGAAGAACACCCTTATGGATGGAAAAGTTATGCAGTAACGCCAAGCGGTGAGCCACTACACAACTTTTATGGTATTGATTATTTAGAAAATAAAATGTAATAAAATGGTAAAAGGACTAAGATACTTAGCAGATAAAATAGAAGCGTTACAATTTTGGTTAATCGCTAAATGGAATAACTTTTTAAAAGGGTTGATGTTATGAGTGTAGGCGATTTGAGATTAGCGTTTTTTAATGCTATTAGCTTAGGGGTAAGTTTTACGCACGTTGAGAATAGTTTAAAAATTATTCTTTTATTAGCTTCTATTGTATATACGTTTCAGAAAATATACGAAACACACAAGAAAAAAAATGACAAAGAACTTTAAAAGACAGGAATTTGAATGCAAGGGTACTTGTAATAAGTGCAAAAAGCAAACGAGTATGCCTTTAGAGGTTTACGAGAATGTAATAAAACTTGCAGGACAATTACAAATACTTAGAGATTATGTAGGTAGACCTGTACGTATAAATTCTGCATATAGATGCGCACCACATAACACCAATGTAGGTGGTTCTGAAACTTCACAACACATATACGGAAAAGCAGCGGACATTACAATACAGAGTTTGAAACCAATTGAGGTATATGCCATTATAGAGGATTTAATAGATTTTGGTGTAATGCTTCAAGGTGGTTTAGGTTTGTACGATACGTTTGTGCATTACGATATACGCAAAACCAGAGCAAGATGGGACTACTCAACTAAATAAATTATGTCTAAAAAAAGCTACAAAGAACGAAACGGAACAACAAGGGTGGGCGATGCCCTAAGATGGCTTGTAAAACAAGGTAAAAACGTTGCACCAAGCATATTAGATGCAGCAGGTAGCATTACAGGTATTGATAGCTTAAAAGACCTTGCAAAACAAATTGAGGGTAGCACACAAATATCAGAAGCGGATAAGGAACTTCTATTAGAGGAACTTAGGTACGATATGTTAGAAATGCAAGAAACTACTAAAAGGTGGGTAAGCGACAACCAAACAGATAGCTATTTAACACGCAATATAAGACCTTTAACGTTGGCTTTTTTAACCGCTACACTATTTGTATATATTATCTTAGATAGTTCATTAGAGGGCTTTAAAATAGATAGTAATTGGATAGACCTACTTTCTTCACTATTATTATTGGTCTATGGTGGTTATTTCGGTATGCGTAGTGCTGAAAAAATCACTAAACATTGGAAAAAGTAATTTTTTTCTTTTTTTTCTAAAAATAAATATATAACTTTGCACTATTTATTATAAAAAAGTGTTTTCTAAATAATTAGATATAAATATATTTCTAAATAATTAGTAAAATAGAAATATAAAAAAATATATCTCTAAATAAATAGAGAAATAGAAATATAAATAAATAAAAAATAAGTTATAAATAAATATAAGATATTTGTAGTGTATTCAATAGCGAAATGGCAAAAAAGAAAACTTTAAAATATTGGAAGAATAAAATAGACAAACCATTTCACGAATATATAAGACGTAGAGATGCGGATAACAATACAGGATATTGTAATTGTATATCTTGCGGTAAAAAGGTACACTTCACAGAAACAGATGCAGGACACTTTATTGGTAGACAACACTTAATCACAAGGTACGATGAAAGGAATGTACACGCACAATGTAGGAAGTGTAATAGATTTGAGTATGGTAGACAGTATGAATATAGTATAGCTTTAGGAAGTGATTTAGCTGATGAACTATTGCAAAAGTCAAGAGGGGTACTAAAACTAACAGACCCTGAATGGTTAGAAATATTTAACGAATACAAAACAAAACTACAGGAACTAAAAGACAAACAAAATTTTTAGTTAATAAGTCCTAAAAACATTTTACATTTAAAACTATAATAAGTAGTATATTTGAGTAACCAACTAAATTGTTTGTTATTGTTTTCTTTAATGCTGTTTTTAACAGACGATTAAGCCACCTATAAAAAGGTGGTTTTTTTGTGTTCAGAAAAAAAAGTTGTTTAAAATTTGTTTATATAAAATATTTTTTGTTAAATTTGTGTTAGTATTAATTAAAACAATAACTTATGACACTATTAGAAAGATTACACCCTTATTATGAGGACAGATTAACCGCAGCTAATTTACAGTACCCTAACTTAGTAGCGAGTATTACAGATGCTTTAGACGAAGTAGAATTTGTAACAGAGTTAAAGTACGGAACTATAATGGATTTAAACACCTTTTGTGGTAATGTTTCAAGTCCTTTTGATTACTTTACTGAATAGCTATGACACATTACGAGGACGTTAAACGAGCAGCAACCCCAACGACAATAGACTATTTAAATGCAAGAGTAAAAGCATTAGAAAGTAGAGTAGAATACTTAGAAGCAATATTAGAAGTAGAATATTTAAACAAAGAACAATGACAATAAGTAAATTAAAAGATTTAATAGGATTAAAAGTACTTTTTAAAGTTGAATATGATGATTACTACAAAGAAGTAATTGGTATAGTAAGTAATGCGTTTTTAGATGCTTATTACTTTAATGAAAAACAAAATGAGCCTATTTACGCTTTAGTGTGCTTTACACCTGTAGATGACAAAAAAGTATATAAAGATATTTCTGAAGATGAATATATTTCTATCTTTGAAGAAACATATAATTTAGAGGATATAATAACAATTATAAATTAAAACAATGAACAAACAAAAACTAACAGAGTTGTACAAAAAGTATAACCTAACAAAAGATGATTTTTTTAAGCATCAACACTACACCATTATTACTAGACAAGGTATTGATAAGATACAGGCACTAGAACAAATGAGTGTTAATTATGAGGTAATTAAATGTGAGCCTAATTTTGCAGTATTTAAAGCACTTGCACAAAAAGACGGTAAAAGCATAGAAACCTTTGGAAGTGCGCTAAAAGGCGACACATACAAAGAGGGAAATACTAATTCTTGGTATGTAGCTGAGATGGCAGAGAAACGTGCAATGAGCCGAGCAGTTCTGAAACTAACAGGATTTTACGAACTTGGTGTATTTGGCGAAGATGAAAGCGACAGCTTCAAAAAACCTAAAACAGAAAACAAAGTAGAATATAAAACCCTTAAATAAATAAATATGAGTGCATTAATTAATTTTAGTCTAAGAGTAGACAAACTACCAAAAGAAAAGTTTATCGCAGGAAAAGATGGTGCGGTATACGTCAATTTAACAATGTCTGTAAACGACGAAACACGATACGGAAACAACACAGGTATCTATGTTAGTCAAACACAAGAAGAACGTGAAGCGAAAAAACAAAAGACTTACATAGGCAACGGAAAAGTTGTTTGGAACAACGGAACTATTGTAAACGCTGAAAAAGAAGTACAGGAAGCTGTACAAGAACACCCAAAAGAAGAAACAGCAGACCTACCATTTTAATTTTTTCATAATCAAGGGGGGTTTTTTACCCCCTTTTTTTATACCTTTATAGAAAACAATAATACAATGAATAGTAGATTAAAATATTTTGGAATAGATTTTATTGAATATGATTTAAAAAATAATAAACCTTATTTTTGTTTTGGTAGGAATAATATTAACACAGTTTATGTTTTATTAAACAATAATAAAGCAATATATGTAGGTCAAACTATTTATATTAGAGATAGATTAATGTCGCATAGATTAAATAAAGATATTGACAAAGTTTATATTTCAAAAATTAACAATTTTAAAGAATATGAAAATATAGATAAATGTTATAAACATAATAAAATAATAGACATATTAGAAAGAAACTTGATAAGAAACTTAAACCCTAAATATAATATACAACATAAGAAAACAATAACTAACTAAAGAAATGACAGAGGAACAAACTACACAAAATATGCTGATGGAACTTATAAAAGAGGAGTGTACAATAAACACTACCGAAGTTATGGAGTACCCACCTACAGCATTGAGTTTAGGCGAAAAAACAATAGACACAAAAGGTGGCGAATTAACGTTCCCTATACCAATAGGAACTTATGGGAACTTTAGCTTTGTACAAGCACCACCTAAAACAAAGAAAACATTTTTTGTATCACTACTTGCATCAGTATATTTAAGTGGTGGTAATAATTTTGGAGGTAAGATAAAAGGACATAGAGAGGGTAAGTGCTTAATACACTTTGATACAGAGCAAGGACATTGGCACTCTCAACGAGTATTTAAAAGGGTTGTAGATATGGCAAACGTTAAAGACGTTGGTTGCTACCAGACCTTTGCATTAAGAACGATAAGCTACAAACAAAGATTACAATTTATAGAGTTTATCCTTAAAGAAAATAAAGACAAAAACGGACTTGTAATAATAGATGGTATTGCGGATTTAGTAAGTGATGTAAACAACTTAGAAGAAAGCAATTTGTGTGTTCAGAAAATAATGGAATGGAGTGCTAAATTTAATTGTCACATAATAACGGTTATCCATAGCAATTATGGTAGTGATAAACCAACAGGACACTTAGGAAGTTTTTTAGAAAAGAAAACAGAAACACAGATACAATTAGAGGCAAACACAGTTAATAAGGAATGGGTTACAGTAAGCTGTAAGCGGTCAAGGGGTTATGCCTTTGAAACGTTTAGCTTTAGTATTAACGAGTTTGGGTTGCCATTTGTAGTAGGCGAGATATACGACCCTTTAGAATATTTTGTAGTACCTAAAAAGAAATTATTAGAATGAAGAAACACGGACAAATAAAATACCCATACTTTATAAATGAGTGTGCAGCTTATATTGGTAAGCTAAGAAATTTAACTAATTACGATTTAAAACTAACATATACTAAATATGACAGAGGTTATCAAAATGAGGTTGTAGATATTTTAGGCGTACAAGGGGAATTAATTTTTTGTTATTATTTAGATAAGTTAGACATACCTTATACCGCTACAAAATTATTATCTAACAAGCCATTAAAAGAGCCAGATGTAATTGTAAAGGGGAAAAAAATAGATGTTAAAGCAGTAAGGAAAACAGCTAAATTTTTAGCAGTAAACGAAGAAGCCCACAAAAAAGATAAGGGTGTAGATACTTATGTATTTATTAGAGTAGATGATTATAATAACGCTACTTATTGGGTTTATTCCTATGATGAGGTAGATAGTTGGGAAGTAAAAAAACTAACGTATACTAACGCATATATATTACCGATATGAAAAAAAGTCTTGTAGAAGTGGCTTATCAACGCCATCAAGATTGGTTAAGAGTTGTTTATGCCTTTGGGTGTAATAAAAGCACCGCTGAGGACATAGTACAAGAAATGTATATACAACTTATACAAGACGTGGACAAAGGTTTAGACCTATGGCACAATGAAGATGTAAATATATATTATTGTTGGAAGGTTCTAAGGGGGATATATTTAAACACCCACAAAAAAGAAACAAGACAAATAAAGGAATACATAGAAGAAATAGGCGAACTTCAACAAATAGAAGAATTAGGAATAGATGAGGTAGAATACGCTAAACAAAAAAATCAAATAGACGACATAATGAACGATATGTATTGGTACGACAGGAAAGTATTTGAGATTTGTGCAAGTGGTAAAAGCGTTGCAGGATTGAGCAGAGAAACAGGTATAAGCTATTATTCATTATACAATACTTATGTAAACGCAAAGAAACATATAAAAGATAAATTATGAGATTAGGGGATTTAGTATATTACATTACTTATTACACAGGTATTCATTTGCTTGTAAAAAAGATTAGCAAAGCACTTGGCAAAGACTGTGGGTGCGACAAAAGACGAGATGAGTGGAACGATATAGATTTAGACTTATGGAACGATTAGATAAAGAACAATGGGAACAATTTAAAGCAGAGGTTACAACAAAACTAACACAACCACAATACAAGCTATTATGTACGCTTCACGCAAAGTATTATAATCATACTTATTACGAGCCTTGCAGTTGCAGACCCAAAGAATTAAAACGATGGATAGCGGATATTGACAGACTATATAATAAATGATAAAAGACGTACACAAATGGGAACAAGCAGTAATAACCTTATTGAACTTAGATGGGTGGAACTTAAAGCATACAGGCGAGGGGTTTGAGCATTACGATGCAATAGGCACAAGTCCTAAAAAAACGGAAGTAGTAATTGAAATGAAGTTCAGGAACAAATACTACAAAGAAAAACTAATAGAGGTTTACAAATACGATAAGCTAATAGAAACAGGTAAGATTGCATTGTACTTTGTTAATGACCCTAAAGGTAATTATATGTATTGGCTAAACGATTTAAAAGACTTAAAGAGTAAAGATATGTATTGCCCTGATACAACTCTTTGGACAAAAAAGAAACTATTAAAGCCCTGTTATTTATTAGACGAAGCCCAAGCATCAATAATTAATTTAAACGATTTTAAAAAATAATTTGTTTATAATTTGTTTATAATAAAAAAGTTTGTATATTTGTGTAAACAATAACAATTATGAGAACACAATTAACAGACTTAAAAAAAGAATTAGCACAGATACAAACTACACTTATACAACTAAAAACAAAAGGTAGTTTAACAGAACGTATTAAGAAACGTTTAGAGAATAGAGAACTAATAATAAAAAGTATAATATTTAATATCCAATAAAATGAAGAAAACTAAAACAGGGTTACATATCCAAACACGCAAAAACAGAATTGAGGTTTACACTAAAAAAGATTTAGAACGTCAAGAACAAGAACGCAAAGAGGCACGAGAATTTATTATCCGTATGGCTATATTGTTATTTGCTTCACTAACGTTTGTATTAGGGTTTATAGTAGGCGCAGCTTCATAATGGACATACTACAGAGACAGGCATATCATTTATGGTTTAATTGGTTAGCCGATAAGATAATGGAGTGGAAAGATGCCAAGCCATTAAACACCGACCTTAGAAATTGCGTAAAGGCAATGAATGAGATAGGTATGTTTGTAAACGGACAACAAACAGAGGTTGAGGTATTACGCAAAAGGATAACATTAGTTAGACAACAAAAAAACGATATGATACAAAAACTTCAAGACGAAGTAACACAATTAAAAGACGACTTAAACAAATATGAAATGCACTATATAGACACACCAGACGAAATAAGCACTTGTAGAATGTGCGATACAGAAACAGATGGCGATACATACTGTTCAGATAACTGTAAAAACTATGATTTAGAATAATGGAAAATAAAATAAAATTACTAGACAATAAATATTACGACAGAGCAGAGTTGCTTAAGCGTATGGAAGATGACGAGTTTTACTATGGGGAACTAAATACCTTAGCTTTAAGTAGTAGTAGCTTAAAACAACTCCTATCAAGTCCTAAGACGTATAACTTCAGCTTGAAGTATGGTAGTGGAGAAAGCGCAGCACTTAGAGCAGGTGCATTATTTCATTGGGCAATACTAGAGCCTGAAAAATTTGCCTCTCAAAAGTTTGTTGAGGTACAAAGTAGAAACACAAAGAAGTTTAGAGAAGCTAAAGAAGAGTTTGGCAAAGTGTTTACTGCAAAGGAACGAAGCGAAGCAGAAAGGCTTGTAGATGCGTTCTACAGGAACGAACACGCCAAAGAACTAATAACCAAAGCAGACTTTGAAATACCTGCAATAGACAATGTACTAGGTATGCCCTTTAGAGGTAAAGCAGACGTACTAGGCGCAAATAGAATAGTAGACCTAAAAACCACAACAGACATAAAAGGGTTTGGCTATTCAGCTAATAAATACGGATATGATGTACAATGCTATTTATATTGCAACCTATTCCAAAAAGAGTATAAAGACTTTTATTTCTTAGCTTTGGACAAAGGTAGTCTAGATATTGGTATATTTAACTGTTCAGAAGAATTTTACTTTAGAGGCGAGGAAAAAGTAGAAAAAGCACTAGACCTATATAATCAATTCTTTATAGAGGGTGCAGATTTAGATAACTATTGTTTAACAGGGGAACTATGAAAATAGATAAAATAAAATTCATACCTTGTACTGATGAAGATATGCTAAAAAAAGATATAGCAAGAGCAAACAGAAAAAGAACGAATACAAAGCGTATTCGCAAATGGTATAAACACATACAATAAATAAACTATGAAATTTGATTTAAAGATTGAGTACTTAGGAAAAAAAGAAAGAAAAGGCGATACAGAAAAAGATATGTATCACCTATCGTTTAAAACGTACAATGCAGAGATAACAGGCAAGTTTGAACGTAGCGAGATACGACACCTTATACAACAATTAGACAACGCAATTATATGAGAGCAACATATTTACACTACGAGAATGGTAAGGGCTATGATGTTATAGACTTTATAAAAGATTACAACCTAAATTTTAACAGAGGTAATATAATTAAGTACGTTTGTAGAGCAGGTAAAAAAGAAAGTGAATTAAAAGACTTAGAAAAAGCTGCTGATTATTTAAGACGAGAAATAGAATACATAAGAAACGAACAAGAAAAATGGATAGAGAAGAACAAGTAATAAACGAAGTAATATCAGACAAGCACCTAAACTACTTAAAGAGTGTACTAATATCCCAACTACTTCTGGAGGCAAACGATGAACTAAAAGGAAGTAAGGCGTTTAGACAAAACATAAAATACCAAGTAGGCAAGACTAATAAACTATTAGAAGAAGTATATCAAGAGGGATTTAATACGGTATATCACAATAACCCAGAGATGTGCATAAACGTCCTCAACAAAATAGATGGCTTAATACACAAAATAAAAACAGCTTCTATTGACGAACTTGTAATGATAGATGCCTTAGTAGATAAGTATTTTGAAAACAAAGACGAGATAAACGAAATAGAAACCGCAGAATTTACAAAGATAGAATAATGACACTACAACAACTTAAAGAAGAACTAAACAAATACTATAAGTTTGATATATCAGAACGCAATAGACAACGTGAATACTCATACGCAAGAAAGGTGTATTGTAGACTTGCAAGAGAATTAGGGTATACGTTTCAATCATTAGGGCAAGAGATAGGACTTAAACACGATGCAGCGTTATATCATTATAGAGATTTTAAAGTATTACAGGAACGAGATAAAAGGGTGTTCAACCAAATAATAAAAGACTTTGATTTACCTATACAACCCTGTTCAACTAAAAAGAAAATAAAGCCAATAGCAGACACGATTAAAAACCAAAACCCTAAGACATATAAAGAGGCACTAATAAACGACCTAATAGACATAGTAAGCAAGTGGGAAGATAACACATTAGAAAACTTTATAAACACAAGATTAAAGGTATATAACAAACTAATAGAAACAACTAAACCACAAAAGAAAATAAAAGAAGTAAAAGGTGCTACATTAAACAGACCTGTTAAAAACCCTGTACTATGCTAATAACAAACGAAGATAATATGGAACTAATGGCAAGGTACGAGGATAACTACTTTGACCTTGCAATAGTAGACCCACCCTATGGTATTGATGTAACGAAAATGACACTTGGGAATGGTAAAACAAAAATAAGTAGAGGAACAAGTCATTGGGATAGTAATATACCTAACAAGCATTATTTTAATGAATTAAAGAGGGTTAGTAAAAATCAAATCATTTGGGGTGGCAATTATTTTGATTTACCACCATCTAAGTGTTGGGTTGTTTGGGATAAAAACAATGGTAGTAGTGATTTTGCTGATGGCGAAATAGCTTGGGCTTCATTTGACAAACCGATGAGAATAAAAAAAATACATTGGTGCGGTAGTGCTTCTAATTGGGAAGACACAAAAGGTAAAATACACCCAACACAAAAACCTGTTAAGCTTTACGAATGGTTACTTATGAACTATGCTAAAGAGGGCGATAAAATTTTAGATACACACTTAGGTAGTGGCTCAATAGCAATAGCTTGCCATAATTTAGGTTATGATTTAACTGCTTGTGAGTTAGACAAAGATTATTACGATGCAGCTATAAAAAGAATAGAGCAACATAAAGCACAACAAAGGTTATTCTAATGGAAGAATATTACAGAAACTTAATAGCAAATACAAACAACCCTATATTTATAAGGTATTATACTAAAATGATAGAGCAACTATATAAACCAAAAAAACCAAAGAAAATGCAGAAATGGATAAGGGTATATGTAGGTAGCTTAAATAAAGAGTTTAGAAGTACAAGCGCAGCTTCTATTGCATTAGGCAAAAATAGAGATTATGTAAGAAAGGTGTTATTGAATAAACTACCTAATAAATATAATATACAACAAATAAAATAAATTCTGTTTATATATTATTGAATAAACAATCTTTTTCAATTATGGACAAAAGAAAAAATAATGGTGGCGCAAGAGAGGGTGCAGGAAGAAAACCAAAGGCACAGGAACAAAAACTAATAGAACGCTTAGATGCTATAATAGACAAAGACGAAGCATTGGCAAAGTTAGGCGAATTGGTTACTAAAGGCGATATGAGGGCTTTACAGCTGTATTTAAGCTATCGTTATGGCAAACCTAAAGAAAGCGTAGACATAAACAGTTCAGAGGGCTTAAACATCAATTTTAGAGATTTAATAAAGTTCGTTGATTGAGGTACATAACAAATACAAAACTATTGTTAGTGAACGCAGTAGGTATTATGTGGTAAGTGGTGGGCGAGGTAGTGGAAAATCATTTTCAGTAAACGCCCTTTTGGTAATGCTAACATACGAGGCAGGACACACGATACTGTTTACACGCTATACCTTAACATCTGCATATATATCCATCATACCAGAGTTTATAGACAAATTAGAACTGTTTGGATTTACACAACACTTCCACATAACTAAAGACGAGATAATAAACAAACAGACAGGAAGTAAAATAATATTCAGAGGTATAAAAACCTCAAGTGGTGACCAAACCGCAAACCTAAAATCATTACAGGGCATTACAACTTGGGTTGTAGATGAAGCGGAAGAACTAACAGACGAGCAAAAGTTTGACACTATTGATTTATCGGTAAGACAACAAGGCAAACAAAATAGGGTTATCCTAATACTAAACCCAACTACTAAGGAACATTTTATATACAAACGTTTTTTTGAAGATAGAGGGGTACAAGAAGGCAGCAATATAACCAAAGGAAACACAACCTACATACACACCACATACTTAGACAACATAGACAACCTATCTAAAAGCTACATAGAGCAGATAGAACAAATGCGACAACGTAGACCAGAGAAGTACAAACAACAAATGTTAGGTGCGTGGCTAAACAAAGCAGAGGGGGTTATATTTAATAATTGGACAATAGGCGAGTTTAAGCGTAAAGGTGTATCCGTATGGGGACAAGATTACGGATTTGCAGCAGACCCAACAACACTAATAGAAACAAACATAGATACAAGCACTAAAACAATATACCTAAGGGAATGTGTGTACCTACCAAGATTAACAACTTCACAAATAGCTGAACTGAATTTAAAACACGCAAGAGATGGTCTAATAATAGGCGATAGCGCAGAGCCAAGACTAATAACAGAAATAAAAGCAAAGGGGTGTAATGTAAAGCCATCAATTAAAGGACAGGGGAGTGTAACGTATGGTATATCTCTTTTGCAAGATTACGACCTTGTTGTAAGTTCAGATAGTACAAACCTCATCAAAGAATTAAATAACTATCGTTGGTTAGAACGCAAAAGCAACACACCAATAGACAAATACAACCACCTAATAGATGCGGTTAGATATGCAGTAGGGTATCAATTACAAAACCCAAATAGAGGAAAATATATAGTTCATTAACCTGTTGGAAAAAGTTTTCGTAAAGTTTTCGTAAGTTTTTTGTTTAAAATTTGTTTATAACTAAAATAATGTTGTATATTTGTAGAGAACAAAAACAATAACAATTATGACAATGATTTTTTACACAGAAACAGGATATAACAGAACAACAGTTAAATTTTATGAGTTGGTTAAAGAAACTCAATCTTTTTACACATTAGTTCAAATTGATAAGCACAATTATAATAATGGAGTAACACCAAACCCAACTAAAATAATTGGCGATAGTTTTAGAGTTAAAAAAACA